AGCATATACGGTCGCATAAGCGACATTGCGACCTTACTTTTAAGTTCATTATTTTGCTTAGAAGATGAATTTGAATCATCTGAATAGCTTTCACTTGTATTGCCAAGCTTAATTGAAGTTACACCTTGTTCACGCAAAGAAATTCTTTGCATTGCTTGTGTATCAGATAATGTAAGTGCTTCGAGAGCTTGTGCCATAAGTACTGCTCTTGGTACTTCCGAACTTTTTCCTCTTGGAAACTGTAACTGCTGTTCGGCTTTATGTTTTCGAGATGTAAGCATAAGGCTGTCAATATGTATTGTTGCAAGTACGAGATATTGCTTTCGCTCACCGTCTGTAAGCTCACGCCATTTTCCTGTTGTATCAACACCGTCAATAAGCTCATTTGCTTCATCAAGATTTAAATAGCTGTTAATGCCTTTTTCGAGTTCGAGCATAATTAACCACCTGAATGTTCAGTATCAGCCGCAGGATCAGTTGCAGGTACAAGAGCTGCAAACGGATAGCGTGTATCAGTACTATTGAGTTGTGTAACTGGGTTAGGCAGCTGCCAGCCAAGACGCATTACACATCTAAGAGCAACCATATCCTGTTGTGCAAGGTTATATATAATTTTACCGCTTGCGTCACTGATGACAGCCTGGTCAAGCACTTTATATGTCATATCCTGACGCATTGCATAAACCGCCTGTGACCAATCACCAGCAATAAGCTTAACCTTACTGCTATCCCAAGAACCATTTTTTACATAGTTGATTGCCTGACCGTATAGAGTTGATGGTGTATCCGCCTGCAAGCTTGGAGCAAAGATAAGACCGCCGTTTTTGTCACGCAAACCTCTGAAAGATGATTTCAGAGCAATTTCTGCCGCAAAGCCTGTAACATCAAAGCCGTCAGCTTCAACAAGTCCCATAAGCTCGGAAATATCCTCGGCTGTGTCAATGCCCGTTCCGTATGTAACCGTCTTTTTCTTTGTAATTGCTGTTGTTGCAATGCCCTCAGGCCAGCTTGTTGGCTTGTCGGTCGAGAATAATACAGCACCATCAATAACCTTTCCAAATGCTGAAATAATCGAAGGTTTAAGCTCTGCCCAAATGTCATATTCAGCATCATCAAGTACTGCTTCAGGAATAGGAATAATTACAGCGATTTCCTCTGCGGTAATGAACTTATTTTCCCATGATGCACTGGACACAGGCTTTAGACCATTATCGCCATTAACAAATCCAGCGACAGGAAGTGCTGACATAATCGGCATTTTAGTCTGCTTTGAACTCATATTAGGCAGCTTTTTCATAAGCTGTAGAACTGCACTTTCGTGCTGTACTGCCTGAATAATTTCTTTGCTTGATTCAACCGGAATAAGAGCTTCTGCGTCTGTTCTTGTAATAATGTTTGCCATTTTAAAATCTCCTTTTTATCTGTGACTTCTGATGAGGTCATTCATTGTTTGTGATGTTGATGTTTGCTGTGCTGGGTTAATTGCTACAAAAGGTTTCTTTGCAGATTCTTTTTTAACAATTACGGCAGGAAATTCGTCTGAAACAGCTTTTACTGCTTCTTCAAGTCCTGTGATATTGCCGTTATCATCAACAGTAATCTTGCTTTTGTCTATAAGCCTTGCGAGTAGTTTTGTGTTGTAACCATCAAGGGCATTAAGACTTGCTGTAATAAGCTTATCCTTCGTTGCTGAAATAAGCTTTTCATGTTCTGCTTCAAGTTCTGTAAGCTTACTATCAATGTCTCCAAGTTCTTCGCCATCAGCTACCTTGAAAATTTTTCTTAAAGCAGTTTCATAAGTACTTAGCTTTTCTGCATTTTGGTCAACCTGTGTCTGCTTTGGTGGTTCTGCCGTCTGTGGTTCTGCTTTTGCTTCGGTTTCTGTTGAAGCATTTGTGTTTGTTTCACTCATAGTAAAAATTCCTTTCATTAAAAATTTTGCAATATAAAAAAGCGTCCTGCACCATAAAAGTGCAGGTACGCTTATTGCCTGTGTTATATATGCGTTTAAATTCGTTTATAAGCCGTTTAAGAGCGTTTAGAAATTGTTAGACTGATAATTTTACATCTAATAATTAAATGCGATTTACGGCGATTATATGGAAATTTTTTATCTTATGATTTTCCAATCTTCCGCAAACATATCTGTTTGGCTTGCAAGCCAGCCGAAAACCACATTTTTATCTGCTGTTTTCATGCAAATAAATGGTGGTACATTATCATGTTTGTTTCCAGTAATATTTGATACTTCATTTGTATCAAATCCCTCGTGCTTAAAGATATACATTCCCTTACCATTCCAACCTTCACGAGCAATTTTATTTCCGTTTTTCAATTCTTCTAATGCTTTTCCAAAATTCATAATATAAATTCCTTTCTTGATTTTTAGTATAAATAAAAGCACCTTGCTTTTATTTTGCAAGAGTGCTTCCTAAGATTAATAAATTTTGTGCTTTTAGTATTCTACACCATTAAGAATTTTATTTGCCATAGTTGCATCCATTCTATCGGAATCATAATCCCCATCCAGTTCAAGTTCATATAACTCTTCTGGTGTATATGGTTTTGCTTTTTCAAGACATTCTCTATACATCTCAATTTCCTCCTGAGTCAGATTGTATTTGGAAATATTTGATTCCATAATTCTTAGCCTCCTCTAAAGTATCTGCAGAGAACTGTTTAATAACAGTTTTTAGAAGTTCTACTTTATCTTGCGAAAAATTACTAATAATAGATTGATTGCTAATAATTTGAGCAAAAGAATATTCTTCAAAAATATTTTTTTGTTTTTGCTTAACCAAATAGCTTGAAAATCCAATTTCATCATAATTATCGCTTTTTTGGATAATATAAAGAGAGCCTTTGTTTCCAACAACTGTAAGCATTCTCATATTGTTTCTTCTTATAAAACCTTCAATATCGGATATACTAAAGGTCTCATCACTACCATGATTATGTATTCCAATATAAGGTTCGCTCGGATTATCAATTCCGACACGACCTACATTATGCTCTGTTCTTGTTTTACCAATTTGCTTCATATCCATATCATATACAGCTGACATTTCTACGCCAAGTTTCTCTGTCTTAGCTTTTTGTAACAACTGTTTATGTGCTTCTTGAAGTAAATAATTTTGTTCATCTGTAAAACCATCAACTTTTACAAGTGGAACAGAATTTATAGCTTTATCGGTAATTGTATAATAATTACTGTTACTATCATTTATTATACCACTTTCCTGCTCCTTTGCAATACCAATTACAGTACGATAATCTTTCAAAAGCTCTTGATACCGCTCTGATTTTGCAGATTTCATCTTAACAAAAGCAGCAAATGTTTTTGGTGCATCATTTGGCAAAGCAGTCTTGATTTTCTCATACTGTTTACGGCTCTCGTTCCGTTTACGCTTGACTTCCTGTTCCTTGGCATACGCTTTACGCTCTTGGTCCGACCGCATATCTTCAAATGGCTGCATACTTTTTCGGGAAAATTCCTCCATTTCAGCAGCAGTATAAGCTCCTGCTGGCAATACTGACAGACGGTGACGGCAGTTTGGGTGTATAGTACTGTAACCGCTTATCAAAGCTGTATCATAAAGATAGGGAAAATGTAATTCCTGACCTTTAGAGCCTTTGTATTTGCCATTGGCAGCTTCTTTCGTGAGGGCATAAACTCTGCCCTGATACATTGAGCAGACCTCGCAAGTAGGACTATGTTCTGTAAACCTCACAAGGTCATAGCCCCAGTCTTGTCCTTGTATGACTTTAGCCTTATTTTGAGTTTCTGCAGTAGTTGAGCGAGCAACAGTTTCAGCATATTTTTTAATTGGCATTTTCGTACCGTTGGCATATTCTACTGCTGTCAGATTTTGCTGTTTAAGTTTATCTTGAAGATTCTTCTGCATTTCTCTGATTGTCTGACCTGTTGTGAGCTTCTCTGCGGTCGCTTCAATACCGGCTTCTCTGACTGCGTCCTGCATTCTTCGACCAACAATGTTAATCGACTTATTTAAGTCAATATTAGCATTTTGAGTAATAAGTTCAATCTGACTTGTGTTAAGTCCGCTGAACATATTAAACAATCTTGGTGCTGTATCATCTTTTATAAGGTCATCAATCAGACTTTGCAAGCCTGTCTTGTAGTTTTCTTTGATGAGCTGTTCAACAAGTGCTTTTGAAGATTTTTTCAGCTTTTTAAGCTCCTTTTGAATTTGTCTTAAAAGTGACCTTTCATATGATGTTACGGAACCATAAGCCTGTTTTCGCTGGATTATCTCAACAAGCTTTTTCTGTGCCTTCTGATATGTTTCAATCAGTCTTTTCTGCGTATTCATCAGATACCCTCGATAGGCTCAAGGGCAGGTTCTTCTAAGCCAACGCTTGAATCAATATCATCAGAGCGTATCATAGCAAGCTCCGCATCTGTATCAGCAGCCGACATATCATCAAGCCTTTGTATTGCTGTATACTGCGATAATGTAGCCTTTCCGCCTGTACGAACTGACATAATTTCAGCGTCCTCTGCTGGGTCGGCAGGTAAGCCGTCATGCCATGTAATAGTGATTTCTTCGGGTGCAATTTCTGTTCCCATAATTTCAGCACTTGCAGATATAATTTTCTTCAAAGTTGGGTCGAAACGATTTGCAAGTCGGCGTGCTTTGGCGAGTGGTGACATCATCAATCGTCTTAAAGCCGAACCGCTTGGAACATCACCTGCCTTATTCGTCAAATCTCCAAATACGGCAGAACCCATTTCTGAAATTGTATAAAGCTGATTTGTGAGAAGCTCAATCTGCTTGAAATTTGCGTCCATACTTGCGTCCCAGACAAGATATTCTGGCTTTACTGTATCACTATCACAAGGGAAATAATCTCCAACCTTTGCAAAAACAAAAAAGTCCAACTGAATGGCGCAAGCCATCAAGTCGAGCAGGAATAATAATCGTGTGCAAGAAGCCGAAAAACGCCTTGTTTCAAAGGCTTTTGTAAGGCTGTGAGGTGCAGCTTGTATCCAAATTAGAGTGATTTGCCAAAACAAAACCGCATTAATGCTGAGGTATCAGTGTTAATGCGGTTTTGTTTATATGCTCTATTTAAAAATTTTAGCTCAATGTCAATAGTTTGCGTAATCTGAAAAAATAGAATAAAGTGTAATTGCAAGTGGCAGAAAATTAAACTGTCGCTTGTTTTATTGTAGAATTGATATGTTTGTTGAAAAACATATGTAAAATACGGATTTTGGTAAAATATTCTCTACTTTTTATCTGTAGGCTCTTTTTCTACCCCCAACTTTTATTATAGAGCCTTATGCCTCCCAATCCTTTCGCATGAAACGGTTGTATAAACTGACATTTCTGTTCCAGAAATTTTCGTGTTATAGCATCGCTATCATTCCTTTTTTGTTAGATTTGTCTAACAAATACATATAAAGCATAAGGTTAGATTTAGCTAACTCATGTGTCTTTGAAATGCCACATCTCTGTGGCATTTTGGTCTATTAAAATAATTCCCTACAAGTGCCGTTTACCAGAGTTTCCAGCACTTGAGGGTACAGTTCTCCTATTTGCTCCTTGTGCGAAACTGTGAGAATTAATCCAAATACAGTAGCGACAGCCAAGGAAGTACCGCACTTTGGCACAAGGTCATATTTCTCCAGAAGCTGGCGAATATGCGTCTCGTCATCGTGGTAATGCACTTTTTTCACTTCCTCTGGCAATCTCTGCAAAAGTAGCTTAGCATCGTTTTCTATGAAAATCATGTCGCCAGTATCGGACAGCCGTTTGCATACGGCAAGGATTGCCTTTGCCGCACGTTCTGAGGTCGGCAGACTGGCAGTTTCGCTCAATGCTTGGTCAGC